ACAATTAAAACATTTACAAATAAAATTAAAATAAGAGCTGGAACGCTCGGACAAATCTAGGAGGATTCACAATGGACGAAAAATTAATAGAGTTGTTAGGTGAGGAATTATATAACAAAGTAAAAGAGAAGTTAGGCGAAAACAAAGTTGTAATTGCAAACAACGGAACATGGGTTCCCGCAGACAAGCATGAGCAACTAAAAAACGATCACAAAGAAATTACTGAAAGACTAGACAAAGCAAACAATGACTTGAAATCGTTTGCAGATACATCTAGTACGGTGGAAGAACTAAAAGCAAAATTAAAGGAATCTAATAAGCAATATGAGGACTATAAAACAGAGGTAGCAAAAAACGAAACAAATCGTAGCAAAAAAGACAGTTTAAGCAAATTGTTAAAAGACGCAGGTGCACTTGAGGACACAATCGATTTACTTGTTAGCACTATGGATTTAGATGAAATAAAGGTTGACTCCAAAAATAATGTTGTTGATGCGGAGCTTATTATAAATCCGCTAAAAGAAAACAGAAAAACATTATTTGTAGATAAAAAAATCGAAGGAGAAAAACCTCCAAAGGGTGACTCTACTGATTTAGATAGCTTAGACGATCAAGCCTTTTTTGACGCGATGATGAAGAAAAAATAAAAAGGAGATGATAGCATATGAGCAATACTTTTATTGAAATTGACAGAATTGCCAGAGAGTCTTTACCTATCTTGGAAAATAACTTAGTAATGTCAGGATTGGTTCATAGAGATTTTTCAAATGAATTTAAGAAAGAGGGAGATACTGTACAGGTTAAAAAGCCACCGGCATTTACTGCTATTGAATTTGACGGTGATTTAACTGGAGAGTATCAAGATGTAACAGAGACAGAGGTTGATGTTAAGCTTGACAAAATAGCCGACGTATCCATGAACATTACATCTAAAGAAATGACTTTAAATATCACAAAATTCAGAGAAATTATTATAGAGCCTGCAATGGCAGCACTTGCACAAAAGATTGATTACGATCTATGCGGGATGTATAAATATATCCCTTATCACTGTGGTATATCTGGTACTACTCCAGACGAATTGGCGGATATTTCAAATGCAAGAAAAATCCTTAACAATAACAAAGTTGACAAGCGAATGAGGAGTTTAGTTATTGACCCAGAAGCAGATTCAAAGTTTAACGTTTTAGATATTTTTGCTAGAGCTGACGCATTAGGGTCAACCGAAGGATTGAGAGAAGCATCTTTAGGAAGAAAATTAGGTTTTAATATGTTTATGGATCAAAACATTAGAACTCATACAGCGGGAACATTTACTGCTTTAGCGTCACCAAAGTTAAGTGCAGCTACTGCCGTTGGAGATACTGCTATTGCAGTAGACGGTGGGTCAGGTACTGAAACATTGCTAATTGGAGATATTTTCACACTTGGTAATTATCAATATGTTGTTACAGCTAATGCTACTGCTACTTCTGGAGCAATCGCAAGTGTATCTGTATATCCTGCGATTAAAGAAATTAACGCAGACAATGCAGATTTAACTTTTCCCGACAAAACAGCTTTGGCACACACATCTAACTTAGCGTTTCACAAAAATGCTTTTGCTTTAGTATCAAGACCTTTGATGACTCCAATGGGAGGAGCTAAATCTTATACAACAAACATTGACTCTGGGGTCAATGTCCGCGTCACAATGGGCTATGACATGGACACAAAAACAAACAAAATTTCTTTTGATTGTTTGTATGGAGTACATCCTCTTTACAAAGAGTTGGCAGCAAGGTTAATAGGATAATGAAATGCAGATACTGTGGACTTGAGCTATCGCCAAAAGTTTTGATAGCTCATGAGCCAATTTGTAAAATGTCTACAGAAAAAAATCCCAAAGTTGACAAAGAAGTTGAAAAAGAAGTTGAAAAATATGTAACTAAAAAAACAAAAAAAGAATCAAATAAATAATAGTTAAGGGGGTGTCGAATTGATAAGTCAAATTATGAATTATTGTAAAAATCACTTTGTCAGAAGTAAGGAAAGAAAGAGTACATTTGCAATAGTATCAGACGGAATAACTGGAAGTTTTCAAGAAAAATATATAGTTGGACAGTATTTATGGATACGCGAAAGTATTGCGAATGATGGAGTTTACAAGATAATTGGAGTAGATTTAGACAATAAGTTGACTTTAGATGCAACTTTAACGGATGAATATTTGGACGATGAATATATAACAATCTACGGATTAGCAGTACCAACCTCTTTTTTGGATATTGTTACAGATATTGGAAATTGGAAAACAAACAATGCAGGAAAAGAAGGAGTTAAAAGTGAAAGCATAGACGATTATAGTATTAGTTTTAGCACTGGTTCAAATGGTGCTACTGCTAACACATGGCAAACTGCGTTTGAGTCTAGGCTTACACCTTATAAACAAGTGTTTGAGACGGTTGAAATGCCTACTAAGAGTGGGGGTTGCTATGGCAATTACAGATTATTATAATACGCTTACAAAGTGTGGTACAACAGAAACATTAGATGCTACAGGTGGAGTGGTGTTATCTTATGTTGAGACAACTTTCCAAGGCCTTGTAAATCAAGCCGACTCTAAGACTTTAGAGTTGGCCAACAAGCTGAATGTAGTTTGTACGCATAAACTATTTTGTAATGTAACAGAGGATCTTGATTATGTTGATATGATAAAAGACTCTGATGGCAACACATATAAGATAACATCAAAACCAAAAAACACAGTTGGCAGAAACCACCACCATAAAATAATGTTGGAGTTGGTGATAAACAATGCGTAATAATAATAGATATGTTAGTTATTTACCCGAGGTGCTTGAGGCAATAGATAGAGCAAAAGAAAGAGGACTTATAGCAATGGGTATATTTGCAAAGTCAAAAGCGGTACTTTTAGCCCCAGTTGGGCGGACACAAGGCGGTAGCATGAGACAAAAAATTGGATACGAGGTTGAGGAAAACAGAGTTTTAATTTACTGTAACTCAAAATATGCTGTTTACGTAGAAAAAGGAACTGGAATTTACGCGGAAGACGGTAACGGCAGACAAACACCTTGGGTCTACTACGATAACAAAGATAGTGAATATTATTACACGCAAGGACAAAAACCACAGAAGTTTCTTACACCAGCAGTTTTCGACAATGTAACAGAGCTCAAAGAAATTTTTATGAGGGAAATGGAGGACTTAGATGGGTAGAACTAGCGATTTAAAAACAAGTGTTTATACAGTTTTAAAAGATACATCTAACACCGTATATGATTATACTAGAGTCCCCAAAAAGCCTACCTTTCCTTACATTACTTATAATTTTAGTAATAGTATAGAGGCTATAAAAGATAAGATAGACGCGGTTGATATACTTTTAGAAATAGATTTTTTTGATTATAAGCTAACAAAAGATACATCTGCATTAGACACTTTGTTTGACAGTGTTGACGATATGATAAATAGAAAAGATGTATTTGAAACTGGATTTTGTTATAGACTTATAAGACAAAACAAACTTTGGCAATTGCCTACTATCGATGAACACACGTTCAGAAGGCAATTAATTTATACACTGAAATATGAAAGGAGAGATTAAATTGAATATTTCCGTAAAAAAACTAGGTACACCTGCAAACGAACTATTAGGACCAGGAGTCCTTTATCACGGCGGTAACTTAGCCGATTGGGCAAATAACCCAGGTACATTTTTTGGCACTACCAAGGGAGGGACTTCTTTTTCTGACAATGCAGAATTTAGAAGACGAACCGCCGATAATGATTATATGCCAGTAAAAGGCACAACAGATTTATCATTTATGTTGCCACAGTTAACAATCAATACGCTTGAAACTACATCTGCAATCCTTGAAAAAGCATTTGCGGGTATGGCATCACATACCCCTGGAACATTTACTGCGGTAGAAACTCCATTGGTTGATGGTGAAACTGCAGCAGACGCAACTAGTATCACAATCGATGGAGGCGATGCATCAGAAACACTACTAAAGGGTGATTTGTTAGTAATTGGTGGTAATGAATATGTTGTTACTGCAGATGCAACAGCGTCATCAGGTAGTATTACAGTCTCAATCGCACCTGGTGTTATTTCTACAATTTCTGACGATACTGCAGTTGTATTTCCTGCCAATACTCATACACATCTTACTAGGACATATGATTTATCTAGCTCTTATATTGATACCGTATATTGGATCGGTAAAACCAGAGGCGGTAAAAATATTGCAATAGAGCTTAAAAATGTTCTTGGAGAAGGTCCAGTATCGTGGAACCCAGTTAAGGACGAAGAAATAATTATTAATACTATACTTACTGCACACGCAAATTCGGAAGTTTTTGATATAGACAACGTAGGGACTTATCCTTACAAAATCATTATCGAAGACTAATCAAAAAAAATTAAAACTATAAGCGTGGGATATCTCACGCTTATTTTAATAAAAGGAGATATAATAATGGAAAAAACACAAGTTATAAAAACAGAAACTGAAAAACAAGAAAAAACAAATTATAAGTTAGAAGTAGAACATCTTTACCTGGTGTCAGAAATAGCCGACAAAATAAATTTTCAGCTTCCTGAATTTCCAGATTATAAGTCGGAATCCATAAAACTAAAAGCAGAAGGAAAAACTAACTTAGAAGTAGATGCAATTTTGAAAAATATGCAGTTCAAATATGGGAAAGACTTAATGTTGATTTTGTTCAAATCAATGCACAAAGCAAAAAAAGAAATAAATGCGCTTATATTATCCGTTACAAATAAAGACCCAGAATCGATGTCTTTCGAGGAGTTAAAAGAAACAATAACAGATATATTATCTACAGAGGGTGTTATAGATTTTTTCAGATAACGACGAAATATGATCCTTATGAATTTATTTTCTATGTTGAAAAATATTTACATGTCAAAAATATAAGTCTTTCTTTTTTGGCAAAAATGTTCTACAAATCAAAGGAAAAAGAATTAGAAAGTAGAGCTTGGGAATTATATCTAGTCGATTATTCATCCATGGATTCTAAAAGTTACAAACCCTTTGCATTATCAGACTACATACAAAAACCATCAGAAGATGCAAAAAAAGAAGAGTTAGTCAAAGATGCAGAGTCTTTTATATCGAAATTAAACAAGAAATGAGGTGTTTGAATTGCAACTGTTTGAACTATTTGGAAGTGTTAGCGTAGATACAGCAGATGCGCGCAGAAATTTAAATAATTTTGACAATTCTTCACAAAAATCAAGCAATAAATTTGCTAAGTTTTCTGGTCTAATAGCTTCTGCTAGCGTTGCTGCGGTTGCAGCAATCGGAGCGGTTGCTGTCGCTGTAACTGGTATGGCTGTCAAATTTTCTGATGATTTACAAGGTGCAATGAATAGTCTACAAGCTAGCACTGGTAAAACAAATGAAGAAATGCAAGGGTTAAATGACGCTATGGTTGCAGTATATAATAATAACTTTGGTGATAGCTTAGAGGATATAAGTTCTGTTATGGGTAATGTAACACAAGTAATTGGAGGTACCGCAGAAGAGATTCAAAGGGTTACAGAAAACGCATATCTTATGAATGATGTTTTTGGAATAGATACTGAAAGCTCTATCAATACTGTAAATTCTCTTATGCAAAATTTTGGCATTACATCCGAAGAAGCCTTTAATTTAATAACCATTGGAGCCCAAGAAGGAGCTAACAAAAATGGAGATTTGATTGACACTTTAAATGAGTATGCACCTGCTTTTTCAAATTTAGGATTATCTGCAGGAAATTTTACAAGTGTATTAATTTCTGGGGCTGAAAGTGGAGCGTTTAGCATAGATAAAATCGGAGACGCAGTAAAAGAGTTTGAAATAAGGTCACAGGACTTAAGCGAAAATTCTGCAGCTGCATTCAGGCGACTTGGATTAGATGCAGAACAAATGTTTGTAAATTTTGCAGAAGGAGGAGAAAAAGGAGCTGCATCTTTTTCTGAAGTTATTAATAGACTTATAGAAATAGAAGATCCTGTCAAACAAAACACGATAGGAGTTGGTCTTTTCGGAACAATGTTCGAGGACTTAGGACCAAAAGGTATCAAAGCCCTTAAGGATATAAATAAAGAAGTAGTAAACACAGAGGGTGCATTAGATAGTATGAACAAAATAAAATATAATACATTCGGAGAAGCAATGGAAGGTTTAAAAAGAAACATGGAAACTGGAATTTTATTGCCATTAGGGAACTTAATATTACCTATACTTAATAAGTTTGCCGACTGGATAGCTGAATATATGCCAGTAATACAAGATAACTTCGACAAAGCTATTACATTTATAGTTGACAAAGTATTACCTCCATTTACGTACTGGATGCAACTTATATATAACAATATTTTGCCAGAACTTAAAAAAATAGTAGATATTGTAATAAACGAAGTAAGAAAAATATTTGATGAAAATATTGGAGTTATAAGAGAAAAAGTATTACCTCCATTAATAGAAATTGTACAGAAATTTTATAAAGATATAATGCCTAGGCTGTTAAGGATAGTCCAAGAATATTTACCATTAATAATGGAGATTTTTAGTAAATATATCGGATTTATAGTTAGTGAGGTAATACCTCCAATAATAGAGATAATACAATTTCTTTATAACAATGTTTTACCTTTTTTATTATCTGTAACAGAGATTACAGTTGATGGGCTTGTTGCATACTGGACATTTTTCAAAGAAAACGTTTTGCCTATTTTAGAATGGTTTTATAATATTTCTAAACAAACTTTTGAAAATGTACAAACAATTATTACTGTTGCAATTAGTATTATAAATAAATCTATAAACAACTTTAGAGATGTGCTCAAAGCGGTTATGACATTTATAAGTACTACATTTCTATCTAAAATAAAAAGCGGAATAAATGGAGTAAAAACAATTTTTTCCGAAGTCTTTGGACAACTTGAAGGGATTGTTAAAACTGCAATGAATAGAGTTATATCCATTGTAAACAAAGGACTTAGAGCATTAAATAAGATTTCTGTTACAATTCCAAGTGCAATCCCAGGTATAGGTGGACAAACAATTGGTATAAACGCACCTTTGATACCTGCATTGGCTAAAGGTGGAACCTTAAAAGATAACGGACTAGCTTTGGTTGGAGAGAATGGACCAGAATTAATAAGTGGCATGAAAGGTGCATCTGTAATACCTCTTAATAAAAGCGGTGGCATCAATATAAATATAAATAATCCGGTTGTAGTTGGAGATAATGCTGGCAATATTTTAGGCGAAGAAATAGTAGAAACTCTTTCAGCTATGGGGGTGTTTGCTTAGATGGTTAGGACTTTTAAAATAAATAATACAAATGTATCTATTTCAGATAGTTGGAATTTAAAAAAAAGACTAAACGCAATATCTAATTTTAATTGTGTTGTAACAGATTTAAAAAATTTGTCTGAAATTGTCGAAGGGATGGAAGTTGAATTTTTACAAGGTGCTACTGTAATTTTCAAAGGTATAGTTATAAGCATATCCGACTACGAAGAGTCTCCAAACGTTATACTTTATCAAATATCATGTTCAGATTTTAGTGTTTTAGCAGATAGGGGCCTTGTTGCGGAGGCCGGAGAAAATGAAGAAATTTCTCTTATTGTAAAAAACAAAATATTGCCTTATATGGCTGATGACGGTATAACCGAAGGACAAATAGAAGAGGGCAGAACATTAACAAAATAT